ATAGGATTATCAAAAAATGCCATGTTCTATGCGAGTTTTTTTAATAGGATACATTTGTATTTATCACGATCTATATCGAGGAATGGTTCGTACTTTACCACTTGCCTTCTTGTCTCAGGCCATACTACAGGTTCTATAATTTGTTTGTCAAAGTCAGGAATATATTTTAAAAGTTGATTTAAAATAACTAATGTTTCCAATGTAATTCTATCTCCATAATATGATTGTAATAAGATTGGATGATTACCAGATTCACAATCAAATATCTTTTCAAACTTACAGATATCTAATAGATAATCCATATCATTCTCAAACATAAATGACATGCTTTGAATTTTTTTCTTCCAATCAGTATATACTTTAGAACCATGTACTGATATATCGCCAATCCATGTGTTGTTATTGTTTACAAAGTATGATACAAAATATTCTACAACTGTATCATGATCAAACTTTGCAGCTAATTTTTTAAAAAAATATCTATCTTTTCTTTTATCAAACGCTGATTGAGATGCCCTAGATTTACCATTGAAAGTAAAATAGTTATACTTATCTTTAGTGAAATGTAACTTTAATGCTAGGTAAGTTTTGTAGACATCAAAACCTGTCATTACACTTGTGGCAGTTTTGCTCGAGTAGTTCGTTTAATACAATTAAGTCTTTGTGCATCAGCACGAATCTTTTCTTTAAGTGGTTTGGAAATAAGTTTGTTCACTGTAGTCAGTTCAATGTCATGTTCTTCACAATAACAAATCACTGCTTCCATGTAATTCAATTCTCCTTTACAAGCAAGGACGATCTTTTCTATTTCCATTGAAAATTTAGAAGCAGTTAAAAACTTACCATCTAATAAATTTTCGAGTTCATCCTTTTGTTGTTTCATTAAATGCTTTCCAGTCCTTGATGTATTGCATAAGTAATCTAATAAATTTGGACTTGTTGTACTCTTCATAGACTTCACATTCTCCATTTTCACATGACATAATAATTACTAGTTTTTTAACAGTTAAGCCTGTTAGTTCATATAACATACAAGCATAAGCAGCTGCTTGCACGAAGTATCCTTCAATCCATTCTCTAGGTTTTGGTTCTTTTGAAGTCTTGAAGTCTACAATGGATAACTCTCCATTATATTCTGCGATACAATCGACAGTGCCTGCAACACCTAACTGTAAACTATATAGTGGTTTTTCTAGAGCGTATATATTATCAAGATTATTTAAAAAAGGTTTAGATATTTTAAATAAAAAATCTGATAATGGTTGAACCTCTGGAAGTTCCAAATTTTTTAGATAGTATTCAGTAATCGTATGTGTATCAGTGCCACGACTTGCAGCACGTCTAGAAATTTTGTTTGCTTCTGCTGCACCAACTTTACGGCGCCATTCTGCAATTGACTTTCTAGATTTGTGGGAGGTAATAGATGTTATAGACGGAAGTTTTTGATCTCCAACTTTATAATATCTTGTACCTTTTATGTTGACTCTTTTTAATGGAGCAACATTTATTTCACAGTGATTAAACATTACAATCCAGCATTAATCTTGGCTATAAGATAACTTCTGATTAATCCAGAACGAACGATATCTGGTATACCAAATTCAGTTACACCAAACTCTTCCATGTTTCTTATGATACCGAGGAAGTTGTACACGCCATTCCTTTCATTAGTCTTTACTAAATCAGATTGTAGAGCATCGCCGCAGAACATAATTTTAGTATCTTCTCCGACTCTTGTCATTATACTATCTAATTCATGAAAATTCAAGTTTTGACATTCATCAACTATAACAATTGATCTATCTAATGTTGTTCCACGAATAAAACTTGTAGACCAAAATGAAATAGTATCCTGTACCTTTAAATTGTTATAAAGATTTTCAAATGAATCATCATCTGGCATCTCAAACATATATTGTACCATCTGTTTGTATGGTATCTGATATAAGAATGATTTATCTTCATGATCGCCAGGCAAGAAACCAATCTCTCTTGTAGCAACAAGAGATCTTACGATATAGATTTTATCGTAAGGAGTATGGTCATCAAATACAGCTCTAAGTGCAAGGTATAATGCAACAAATGTTTTACCAGTACCAGCAGCACCATAGAGATATAAATTTTTATCGTTTGCCCAATCAGCAAATACTTTATCTTGAGCTGGAGTCAGAGGTTCAATATCTAAAAGATACTGAGAATTAATAGGTCTCTTTCTTTTTAATACTTTATCTGGGGTTTCCGCTAAAGATTTCTTCTTTGTTCTTGCCATAATTAGTAAGAATGAGGATCAAATGTGGCGCCTGGATGATGATTTTTAATATTAGTTAGAACATCTTTAAATCCACCATCAACTTTTGCTTTCCAGTGACCTACCTCACCGCATGAAGCAACACCAGCTTGCCAATCTCTCTGCCAGTCAGGATTATCTGAGTACCATTGATCAATTTCATGAATACTCATCGAGACTTCTTTTTTCTCTCCAGTTTCTTTGTGTACAACAGGATAAATTGCCATAATTAATGAATCTTTACAAAGTTATTTAGTCATAACCAATTCGGTTTTCTGGATGGGTCACGAAGATAATTAGATGCAGCCCAAGGTTTGGAGGCAATGTAAGTTTTGTAAGCAGTAAAAGTGTCAATCCTTGTGTTATGTTTGTACTCATCGGGCATTGCTCTGGTAAAGGACTTAACCAATGGATAACAACTGATATCTGTTTTGGAACGAGCATTGAATATTTCTCTGGACTCGTGTAATGGTGCAGCACAGGAATGTATTTTACCGTAACGATGTGTGTACTCGTTTGACAAAGCAATTCCGTGTTCTATTAACCATGCAAGATTTGGCATACTTGCAGCAGCCCATTGAGTACATGGATGATTACGAAATGCACCTTTAGATGTTTTGTAAGGTACACCATCTTTTTTCTTGAGTAGATCGTCACCCCAATTATGATACCAATGAGAAAAAATAATAGAAAGCATTTGACATGATTCTAATGGCATCTTGACAACATGCTTGTCAGGTAATACTTGTGCAGATGTTATTGGAGATGGATCAGTAACAAAAATATTCATTTGAAATTGAATAAAAAATCATTGACAAGACTTTCTGCTTTTTCTTGACCGAACTTACCTTTGAGATATCCACCTACAGGATCGAGTCTAGTCATATAAGCATCGAAGTCTTTGTACACACTTGTGTCGTTGTGTTTTGGTTTCTCTAATTGTAACATATTTTTGTACTTAGTCAAGTAATGCTTAAATGTAGATACATAAGCATCCACTTCTTCCATCTTACAATATCTAACAAATATATTTTCTGAAAAATGATTACCCATTTCAAAAAATCTATATTCTTTTTCTGCCTTTGGTAGATCATCAAAAGAAAGTAAATGATTTTCTACAGGATGTTGGAAATCAAATACTACGATCACTCTCTTCTCATTAAATGCCATCAAATCCATACCAAAACAGGGCAGATTACTGCCCGTCTTTGGATACAAAATATTATTATAGATACATGAGTTATCAGACCATATCTCAACCTCTCTTGATTTAATGAGATGTTTATTTGTATATGTTTTTGCTACAAGATGAGTTCCTTTACCTTCCCATGTAGCCCATGTTTCTTTTTCTTTTAATTTGATAGCATCGTTCAATGCTTTTTTATATTCTTTCCAAAGATTCATAATTAATATTCCAAAGGTCGGTCTTGAGATTTATACATATCGATCATTTTTTGATCATTATCTGGTCTATCTTCTACTCTCCGATGTTTAACATACTTTAAATTTTTCCATTCACTTTCATAACATACTAACAAAACATGAATCATTTTGTGAGGATCATTTTTAGCATAGTTACAATAAGGTTTAGGTTTTACTCCTATTTCAATTGTAATATATCTTGAAGGAGTTCTCCATCCTCTTTTTGGTTCTGAAGGTTCCGCTTTAAAATAAACCCATCCTTCATGTTTCATTCCTAGATCCGTAGTCCAGATGACATAATCATCTACTTGTGGGTCATAGTGTTCCATCCTAAAGCCTCACTTACAATTGGGAACTCTCCTACAAATATACATTGAACTGCTCTCGCAACATCCATATGTTCTTTCTGTGTACCATGAGCAGAACGTAAGTCTATGTAGTGTATCCATGAACGAACACTACCTGTCATGTAAATTCTGGTTGGTGTAGCAAGTGGTAAGACAAATCTAGCACATTCTTTTGCAATACCAGAAGCAAGAAGTTCATTATAGAGATCCATTGCTTCAACAAAATGTTCGGCAATTTTATATTGAAGATCTGCTTTCTTATTCTTCGGTACATCATCTGTACTATTCTGTCGATTCTTATAGTCCTGATGTCGAAGATCAAACATAGGAATCTCTTCTGCTAACAAATTAGTGTCAGCATATCTTTGACTAAACTCTTGAAATGTAAAACTACGATGTCGTAATATTTGAGCAGCAAGACCTCTGGTGGTATTAATCTCCACCGTCATGTGTGCTTGTTCAAAGACCGACCAGTGACCGTGCTTTATGCAGTAACCT